CTGTTGTGTTGTAGTTGTCCTGATCGAGTTCGTTCTGATCTACATCACTTCGAATATTCGCAATTTCATTATCTTGTATTGAATCGATTAAATTTTGTGTAGAAACTTGATCTTGTAGATCAGAAGCAACTCCATCAATTTCGCCCTGAAGACGAACATTTTCATTTGTTTGATCCGTTACGTGAGATGTAATAACCGTACTAACTAAACTCGTTAATTCATTTACAGATGATTTTTTATGTACGCCTTCATTTGCATCATATACGATAACGTCATCATTTCCGGCAACATTAGTAATGCGATCAAGCGATTGAATATTCAAACGAATGACGGGGTTTCCGGTAACTGATGAACCATTCTCTACAGATAGTCCATCGTCGGACGCAATCTCACGAGTAGCATAAACACCGCGACCGCCCGAAATCCCTGTTTTTACAACTAATCCTGATGTAGTTTCGTCAGTATCTAATGTAGAATCGGTCGGAGTGCCAACCGGAGCATCACGGGTAACGTTAGCTCTGATATTCGCCCGCCCGTGCGCGACTTGTATTATTGATCCATCGGGAGCAATTAATTCGATATCATAGACGTTCGTTCTAGTCGCACCGTGAATCGCAACACCATCGGATAGCTCTGCTGAAATATGTAGAGTCAGCGAACCGTTCGCTAATACGATTCCGTTATTTTCTGTACTGAGATTTAGAACTCGCGTCGTTGATTGATAGTCGTCCCGAAAATGAGATTTCGCAGTATATCCAGATAAATCCATTGGATTTTCATCGGAATCGACGACATCAAATGTCTGTGAAAATGTCTCGCCTTGGCGAATAGTTAGGTTTTGTTTTACTGACATTTGTGCAATCTCTGTTGGCGAGGATTACACTTATTTATTAATTTAGCGTTGAATTACGTATTGAATCGTTAACGTTGTATAGACTGTTTCAATATCCCCCGGAGTCAACCCAAATCGTATACTGTCTATATCTACAGTAATATGAATCACCGGGATTATTGGTCTACCACCATAAAACAAATAATTCTCATATGATGCAACTCCTATTTCTATCCCAAAATTACTGCGTTCAAATCGTTTACCAGCGTATAACGTTGTGAAATGCACCGAAGATATAATTATTATCACTTACATAACCAACACCGGGATTCACTTCATTAAACGGATAATCGATATTATTCGATATAAAATGGTGAGATCCGATTGATAGCGTCAGTTGATCAGCATTGATTGCTGATGAACATAATAATAATGTGAACACTAATAGTAGTTTGAGATTTCATTGGGCCTAACGAATCGGGATCAACACGCAATTGCAATTGCGAACTTGGTGGAATAGACAGATAATCAATAAATGAACAGCTATTGAAAGAATTTTCTTGTGCTGATAATCCAGTATTGAAAATACTTCCCATGTCTACCTGACTCCATTCTGTAAAAGCACCATATGGATTCCCTGCGCCGCTTGCAGGTAAGGTGCTATTGACCGGTGTTCGATATCTAAACTGAAAAAAGACATCAGAAGAAAATCCGGAAACCATCGTTCCTGTTTTTATATGTAGGATTGATGTAAACGTCCAATCAATTAATACCGTTATATTCGCTGTACTTCCACTGGTCGGCAAATACACATTCCAGATATCGGGAGAAGTCGGTGTTGATCCGTTGCTGCTAGTAACCCAACCCTGACCCTCTCGAAAGAACCTTGCACTATTCGCGCCGCCTAAATCGAATAATACGGTGTCGGTTATTGAGCCTTGTTTTAGTTTGATCGTATCTACAGATAAATTTTGAATCTTCGCGCTATTAATTGAAGCATCCTCAATTTTCGCATTTGTGATTATCGAATTGGCTAACTGTGCAGTTTCAGTAATAACTAATTCATTACTTGCTATTTTTTCAGCGTTAATGCTTCCCGCTTGTATATGATTAGCTCCGATTAGATTACTAAAAATCTGATCACCATACTGAATCGGAGTCCCGACTCCGTTAACCCCTGTTTCTATTTTTCCGGCTTGTGAAATCGCCAATAAAACCCGATCTTCAGATGTAGTAACAATGTCTGAATAATTAAGGGTTGAACTAATATCGTTATCATTCCAATCATAGTAGTAATAATGTCTATTCGTGCCCGGATTGACTTCTGTATAACCATTGAAGGTCTTAAAATTAACTAATCCTTGCTCCGGAACTGAACGGACGACTCGGCCACTGGTTAGAACGTAATTATTTCCGCTTTTATAAACGCGAACATCTTCGAATTCATAGCTAGGATGGTTGCTTATATCGGGTGACGTTAGTGTTTGACTCGAAACAGGATTCGAGAAATTCAAACTAGAGATAGCATCACCGAAAGAATCATAAGCTGCGCCTCTGTACCAATACGTAGTCCCCTCGTCAGCAGCGAAAGAAGCATATTGTCCGGGACCTTTATAAACTACGTTGCTATCGGAAGGTGTAAAATTTTGGCTTGTACTACGGACGATCACGTAGCCTACTATGTCATCATCATCCTGATCTGCGAACCACACGTGTACCTGATCTAGACCGCTAGTAATATCCAGATCAGAGGCAGCAGGAGCATTAGGAGATGCGTTACCAAAGGTCTTAACCGCCTTATTCGGACTTGTATTACCGCTAGCGTCTATTGCTGCAACTTCAACACGTATAGAACGATACGGTCCAGCAGGCAATGCTGCATTCGATTGATAGAAAAAAGTATATCTATTACCCTGTGCTAAATTCACAGTAGCGGTATGAATTAAGGGATTAGAGCCACCATCCAATCCAGGCTTGACCGATTAATGATAATGCGCTAGGTGCATTAAAATGTGGACGAACATCTACCGGGCTTAATTCATTTTCTTCGCGTGCATCAACAGTATAAACAACCGGAGGACCATAATTTCCAGCTATGTGTTTAGCTCGAATAGTAAATTCGTATATTTCACGACCCTGCAACGCTAACTGATATGACGTACCAAAGGTATGATTGCCTAGGACTCGTTCGCCCTGACCTATTGTATATTCGATCTTATAACCGGAAACATCATCAAAACCAATAGTAGGCGCATCCCAACTTAATAAAATGGCATCTTCATTGAATCCCAAATTCTGAACAGTATTAGCCGTGAATCTGTGCGTGACGTTGCTAACTGCTCCGACAATCCTTTGTTCTGATGTCAGTATCGGAGAACTACCGCCGCCGAAGTATCCCGTTCCACCAGTCGTATCAAGATTTCCAATATTGTCAGCTACCGCGTAAACTTGTGCATCGTATTTCAATGCAGAAACATCATAGGTTCCGGGTTCTGAACCTTCGCGTATTGCAGTAATAGCGAATTTTACGGGCTGATTATTTGTAGTCCAAGGACACGTAATAGAAACAACATCACCGACTGTATACAGAATACCGTCAAAGCTCGCGCTCCACGTCATCATCTCATTACGTCTATAGTCAGATTCTAATAACCATTTTCCATGCCTCTGTGCTTGACTCTCAGACGTACATCCAAAGATCTCAACAACGATAGGCACAAGCCCGTATTTCGCGAACGCTTCATTGTGTCGAATTGTTGTCGTAGCTATATCAAAATTCCGGTTTGGATCTTTATATTTAACAATCGCTTCTGTATGAATAGATGATACTTCTGTAGATTGACTCGAAAATCCATCTTCCAAAACATCATCTAACGTTAGATTAAACGCGGTAGATCGCGGATGATCATGAATTAATTTAATAACACCGTTGACACTTACGACGCTAGCACGCATAGAAGCGGCGACTGATTTAATCAGATCCGTACTATTTTGGATTGATCCGATTGAACCATTAAACGTATATCGTGGTTCATTGCCGTTAATTCCATTACTAACGCTTTGATCTGCGAAAACAGCAGCATCATAAAAACTATAAATGTCTATATCTCCCGGCTTAATTTTCTCACCAAGACCGTTGTCGGCATCTGTCAACAGGTCATAAATTATCCAGCTTGGGTTATTGCTAAATTTTTTACCCGAAAATCCACCATTCCACGAGCCTGAATAATTTCGAGTTACTGGATTATAATTATTGGGAAGTTTAATTTTCCGTCCTTTAACATCAAACGAGACGTTTTGAATTGAAGAACCCACTTCTGAACTAGGAATTCTTAATGCAACATAGGCACTATCAGGATAGGTACTTTCATCCTCTATGATTCGCGTAATTCTTGACCACCTGCATGTGTTGTAGTGTCGTCCGCCGCCTTCATAGGCACCATCACCATTGGACGTAGCTGAATCGCGAGTAACACGTACTTGCCACGCTCCGTTGCTTGTCGCTGGACGTTGAACACGAAATGATCTTTCGTATGCGCTACCTAAAGATTTCCATCGTATTGTCCTTGTATGCCTTCTAAACCAGACACTGCCACCAACAGGCTTAACATCAATGTGAATTCCGACCGTTGTCCCATAAGTATTGTTGTCCTTTTCTTTCCTAAGACCTTGAGGAAAATTGATCGCTATTCGTGCTGCATCAAATTCAGCAGTCATATTTTGAATCTTTGGATCATCATCATCAAGCGGTGCATCAACAATAGCTGAACTCTCTATTCCATCAAAACCCTCAGCTTTTGTTTGATTTGGAGTTCCTACAAATACTTGCGATTCAACTTCCTGAAAACCATCGGATACGCTTGTATTGTTCAGAAATATAGAATCGTTATTTGAACCCGCTAATCCTTCCTAACAACGTTTTCATTAGAAATCCCATAGTTAATGATGATAGATCCTGTTCGAATTGGACCACCATAAACTAACGGAACGGGACCGCCTTCGGTCGTTATGTTTTTTGTACCACTAAAAAGTGACTGACCATCTTCGTCAGCATTTTGTGGAGTGTCTGCAAGTAAGGAAGAAACCCCTGCTAATACTAGTCCTGTACCCAAAGAGGAGGCCATAGACGCTACATAAGCCCACGTCTGCGGTAATTGCCAACCTACGATAATCAAAGCAATACCGGCGACGATCATTCCCGCTTCTGATTTTGAGTACCGATATTCTGTCACCGTGTAACTCGTGAGATTCACCGTATTTTTCTTTTAATGCACCATGTAGATGAACCGTTCTTAAAATCATTCCATATACCTAACTATTTTATTTTTGTATTTCATCCATTGATTGTATGGTTCAATGATCGATAATCGACCGACCAAATGATGTAGCATTTTATTATTATCAACGTAGACGCCCGCATGATTAACCGATTCAGCTAGAACGCTCATTAAAACAACATCACCAACTTGAAGATCGGATTCATCAATTTCTTCAAAACCTGTTTTTTCAAATAGATCCAAATACATGTTTTCGTCAGACTCCCACCATGCCCATTCACGGGGATAGTCGGGCAATTCTATATCTCGTTCTAGTTTGAAATAATCGCGAACAATCGAGTAACAATCAGTAACCCCGTGAATAAATTCCCTTTCTAGAAGCTCAGGGGTTGTATTTTCACCGAACCATAGGACATCGGAAATAGCTTTACCATCGGTATGAATGATCCCGAAAGGAACGTTCATAGCCTGTTGAGTTGCCATATCTGACTTACTAGGTGTACGTCTGTCTATCGTTCGTTTAGCAGCACGTCGATCTACTGGACTATCAAATGTATGTGAATGAATTAGTGCCCGAACCGTTCCGTCTTTTGTAACCTCTGCATACTCAGCAATATCAACATGAAAATGATTTTCTGGATTATCGCTAATATTGTTCAAAGGATGATAATCACGATCAACAATAACACCGACACATTCATTAGGAAAAACCGCTTTAGCATGTTTATCAATTTGTTTTTTAATCTTTTTGGTGATCTTCATGCGCGGTATCTACCAATGCCCGGAAATTCAGCACGTAGCACTTTTCGCTTAGGTAGCGTTATTGACTCCCAACCCAATGGTGTCTGTAATTCGAATTCTATAAGTTGTTTTGTATGACTTGTTTTTTTAGCAACATAGAACGTTTCAATAGACAGTGATTTATTAGTATTTAAATATTGTCCGAGTGTCTGTATTCGAGTGACTTTAGCGTTTATATAATTATCGTTGCTTAGGACTTCCTGTGAAAATTCTTTAGAGATGTTCGAAACTCTTATTGTTGGCCTAGGTTGAGATCCTGCATTGTTCATTTCGTAACCTTCTGACTCGATAGGAAACGGGCTAAAGGTCTGACCATCCCATACGACATTATTATTAGCGTGAGCGGTGACACGGTGAACAGGACCGCCGATATTGCTAGCATCTATAATATAGAGCGTCATCCTTTCGCCAATATAACGTTTTAATATATCTTCCTGTGGAGTTGGCATTATACGAACTCCTCAACAATATCAGCAGTTAATGTATATAAATCTCCAGACAAATAGGAGACTGAATAATTCTGCAATATATAATGTCGATTATTAGATTCTTGAGGCGGAGTCCATAATAGTGTATCGTGTCCACCGGTTGTGTCCAACGCAGTAGTAATAATAATATATTCAACGTTATTAATATATTCAGTAGATCGCGAAGAACTCTGTGATATTTTCTCTGGAACCGGCATTGATATTGGCACTGTAAAACCTCATTTTTTAGTATTTATCTAGACAATCCGCCGCCCGAACGCTTTTCTCTAGCGATCTGATTAGCTACGATAGATTCAATATCACGCTTGACTTGCTTGCTTGTCGCGTTAGCAACTTCGCCCGGTCGATCTGAATTAGTCGTTATATGGTTCGTAATGTTATAAACGTTAGAATCGCTACTAGAACCGCCTGATACTGCAACGCCTAACTTCCCTTGACTGTTACGCTGTAGCGGCATAATGGCTTCACTACCCTGTTCTGCGTAGCTATGTGTTCCAGCAGCATGAGTCCCGCGTGAATGGACTACAGCACCATCAGCAGCAGGAGCGGGAGCGGGAGAAGGAACGACAGCACCGTTAGCAGCAGGTTTATCAGCGAAAAATCCAGACGTAACTGGAACACCTAAAGATTTTAATATTGCTGCTTGAATCGCCATAGCGATCATGTTTTTAATCATGCTTTCAGCCATATCCTTAAACGCTTCTTTTCCGTCTAATGAAGCCATGATTAAATCACTACTTCCTTTGGCTATCATTTTTGATTTAGCAGCGTGAGCAGTCTTTTCTTTTTCCATATTTTCTTCATCAATACTTCGCTTGAACTCCGCCAATTCGTCTAGTTTCAATTTTTGAAATTCATTAAATTCTTCTAACGCTTGTGCGCGTGTAGAAATATGATTTAAAGCTTCGTGATTTTGAACTTTATATTCATCGATCATGAATTGCGTTAATTCTGTAGCACGCTTTTTTTCATCTTCCATAGCATCCAATCTTAGACGCTGAACAGTATCGATCATATTAGCGG